CAGGTCGGCATAAAGAGCTGTCGGGGAACTGCCCAAAACTAAACTTACTGCCACAGCGTCAAATACTAATATTAACGGCTGGTTTCCAGCAGATACACGTGATTATGCTGCGTCTAATTATGGTGGCGTATTCAGTCAAACTTACTTAAATAGCCAAGCAAACGGCGAAAATGGTAATAGTAGGACCTACAAGTATACGCTAAACGCAAACGTATTACCAACAGTATCGATCTCCGAATTTGGCAGTAATCAATCACACGAAAATATGCCACCTTTTATATCAATTTTCTGTTGGAAAAGAATTGCTTAAACAGTTCTTTTCCATATATAAACTGATAAATATGGGGACATATTGTTGTGGGACAAGTTCTTACCAGTATCTGAAACAGAAATGGTATGACTATGGCTACCAGCCTTATCTACAGTGACTGTACTTGCTCTATTAACCCTATCAACTTCGGATATCCTACCATTAGGAGCACCACCAGAACCGTTATAAGTAGGTGCTGTATGAACGTGTTCTCCATTAGTGCTACATGTTGCGATGTGTCCATGTTCTGGCAGTTCCCCGACAGATAACTGATGTTCGTGTTCGCCACCGGTACTGCCAGCTTGGTATTCTACGCCCCATTCTGATGTGCCCTGTGCCAGCAAAACACGTCCTGCCGGCATTGCCTCCCACGTACCGCCAAAAAGATCTGCAGGCGATGTCGAATTTACAGACATATATATACTGCCTACAGGATATGAATCTAAAGCAGTAGGCCTAATATTTTGTACCGTCCATACAACACTGCCGTCATTTATCTCCTGTCCTACAATAGCATTAGCTTCTAAAGTCGGTTCAACGGTACCTGTATTTCCTGCAGTTTTACATAACAAATAAGCCCAGCTTGGACCGTTACCGTCTTCGGTATATCTTATATCTCCAGCTATAATTTTCTCATTCGGATTCCATGCATTCTTACTTTTTCCAACGATCGTGATTATCTTATTTTTAATATCACTAAGTAAATTAATTCCTTTCCCTGCCAAAAGAGTTAGTAAATCTCCCTTTTTAGTTGCAATAACATTACCTTTGCCAATAGTAATGCCTTTTAAATTAAAGTCATTTGGATGAGCCTCTGTATCTTCATTATGCTCAGTAACTTTATCCTCTGCAATTTTTCTTGCATTAGCCACTGTTACTATACCTTCAGGATCAATAATCGCTGTTATATTCGCCATGTTTTCCGTTACTACATTAATACTAAATTCTTCTGAAATCACAACAGAGCTTGATGCGGAAGGCAGAAAATCAGGAGATGTATCTGTCATTATCGCATACATTATTTCCCCAACATCAGGATCATTTGCAAATACACCACATTCACGAATATAATATCCTTCTGAAAGTTCAGCATTAGTAACAATACTCTGAATTTTAGCTAATCCACCATTAACACTGATTGCCGTTAATCCTAAAGCTTGTTTGGGTTGAATCAAATCAGTAAGATCTTCTGGCGATACTCCATCTGGAATAATACCAGAACCCAATTTCATCTTAGTGATCGTTAATGTACTACCAGCAATAGCTTTTGCCTGTAATACCTTTCCTTGTTTAGTCAACATTAAATTTGCCCAGTTTGGCATGTTACTTCAACTCCTTTGTGTACATAAATTGCAGCTCCAAAATAATTATTGATATTTAAAATCTGTGGTTTTATCTGTGATGGGAAAATCTCCACTTTTCTCATTGAAGAATAGACCCCTCCAACAAATAAGGAGCCAGCTATTTGACGGTCAAAACTTAAAGCGTCAAGCCAACTCCTAACATTCTTACTTTCTTTAATTGCCCTATACAAATTGTCCAAAACAGATTTATCTGGAATGCCTTCTGAAATCATTCTTACCTGAAAATGATATGGTTCCCCACCATATTCCCAATTCTCATAAACTTTTGCTGATTTAAAAACAGCTGTACATACTTCCTCTACTGCAGCAGGAGTGCCTTTTCTCCGATGCCAGTCAATGGCCTTGCGCACTAATGCCCTTTTTTTATTGATATCTGCCGCATAATCATAAAAATCAACATGATATTGCCAAGCTAGTTCATCCACCAATGTTTCCGGCAACTGATCCAATCGTGGCAGCAACAAAACTAATTCAGCTTTTTCATTAATCGTTTGTAATTTTTCTGCAATGGCATTACAGATATTTCTTATCGTTTCGTCGCTTGCAATGCTAGTGGGTAGCAACTCGATTAAATTCAGATTTTGCAGATCATTCATTTTCTAGCCCCCCAAATGTAACATTAACATTTTCAGCTATCGCTACATGGTTATCAGCAACGATCCGAAAAGTAGGCGAAGATATAACCGCTCGCTTGGCGCCAGCATTTTTAATAAGACAGATTAACTCGTCCGGATTGATATCACGGCCAAGCTTAGATTTTTGCCAATCGATATAATCCTCCACCGCTTTCGCTACCGCGCTTTGAACGGCAACAGATTTAGCTTCATTTGTCCGGTCAATGTAATACGTGAGTGTAAGATCATAATTGACAACCTCCGGAGCAGCCACACGCACATGGTCAGTGAGCGGCCTTACAGATCTATCACTGCATGCTGCCTCTACGATATCCAGCATTTCTTTTCCCGGTATTCCACCGCCTACAAGTAGCGGTGTTATCAGTACTTGCCCCGGCTCCGGTGATATTACCGATACATCAACAATCAAAGACGAAGCTCGTTTGGCAATTTTAATGTATTCGCCCACTGGTCCAGCTACCGAAAATCCCTCCGGAGCCTCGCGAATAGCCTCACGCAAAGAATCGTCACTCTCGACATCTGAACCTCCCTCCGACGTTGTGGTATTTACCATTCCAGCGACGTACGGAATTGGATCAACAATCTTATTGATTTCTCCCGGCAGATAACCATTACCGAGAACACCAGCCACAGTACAGGTAGCCGCTACAGAAACATCCAACTGTCCAGCTATAACCGTTGCATCCTGATCAATAGCAAAAAACACATTATCTCCAGCTGTCGCCCGCGTACCTGCTGGAATGTTTGTCGCAACGGACCGCACATCC